GCGGACACCGACCCCGAAAAAGACCTGATCCCCGTGTGTTCAAACTGTCATAGGATGCTGCACAGGAAAAGACCTGCGTACGCACCCGATGATATCAAGGCAATACTGAAATAGAAAAACAACCAAAACACAAGGCGACCAAGCGGGTCGCTTTTTTCATGCAAAAAGGAGGCAGCATGCAATTTGAAAAGATAGCGATCGACAAACTGAAAGCGGCGGACTACAACCCGCGAAAGAAACTTGTGGCGGGCGATCCTGAATTCGAAAAGTTGAAAAACAGCATTTTGGAATTCGGGTACGTCGAGCCAGTCATTTTCAACAAACGCACAGGGGTAGTCGTGGGCGGACATCAGCGGCTCGAAGTGCTGCGGCACTTAGGCAACACCGAGGTGGACTGCGTGGTCGTGGACATTGACGAGCAGAAAGAGAAAGCACTCAACATCGCGCTGAACAAAATCAGCGGTGCATGGGACGATGCGCTTTTGACGAACTTGCTCAAAGACCTGAGCGGCAGCGGATTCGACATCGGACTGACTGGTTTTGACGGGGACGAGATTGACAAGTTGTTCAAAGGCACAATTCAAGACGTGAAAGAGGACGACTTCGACGCGGAACAAGCAGCAGCGCAAATCACGCAACCTTGCACGACCACAGGCGATTTGTGGCACATTGGCAGACACAAGGTGCTTTGTGGCGATTCGACAAGCGAAAGCGACGTTGGGCGTTTGTTCGGCAACCAAAGGGCAGACCTGATCGTCACGGACCCGCCGTACAACATCGACTACGGGAACGCAGACGCAGACAGGCGAGAGGCAAGAGGGCATGCGGCAAAGGATCGCACGATACTCAACGACAAGATGAGCGACGCGAACTTTTACAAATTCCTGCTTGATTTTTACAAAGCAGCATTTGGAATCATAAAAGGCGGTGGCGCGTTTTACGTATTCCATTCGTCAAAAGAGGGCGTGAACTTTACGCAAGCATGCAAAGCGGCGGGGTTTAAGATTTCGCAAACATTGATGTGGATCAAAAATCGATTCACACTTGGGCGCAATGATTACCAATGGCAGCACGAACCGATCCTGTACGGGTGGAAAGTCGAGGACGGGAAACCGCACTACTTCATATACGACCGAACGCAGTCGGCAGTGTTCGACGATCAGGCAAGCATAAGCAAACTCAAGAAAGAGGAACTTGTCAAAATTGTCGAGGAGATGATGAGCAAGATTCCAAGCGATGTCATTCGCGAGGACAAGCCAACGCGCAGCACCGAACACCCGACGATGAAACCGATCGTGTTGTGCGCGCGGCTTATCAACAACAGCAGCAGGGAACGCGAAATCGTGTACGACGCATTCGGCGGCAGCGGCAGCACATTGATGGCGGCCGCCCAACTCAACCGCACAAGTTACAACATCGAACTCGACCCAAAGTTTTGCGACGTGATAATCAAACGATACGTCAAAACATTCGGCAGCGAGGGCATTTTCGTGGAACGCGACGGGCAAAAGATACCACTGGGTAAGTTCAAAGAACTTTGCGATTAGGTCTGGACTTCCTCGCAAAAGTGTGGCTTGATTGTCCTTGCCAAATAAAAGGAGGGCAAAGCATGACGAGAGAACAAGTCAGAGCAGCATTCAACGAATGCAAAAAAGCAGCAGGGTTGGACTTCGCGTTGACTCAAGGGATAAGGGACTGCATGACATGCACGAACTACGAACTAAGCTGCAAGTACGGAAAAGAGTCAAGAGGGATTTGGCTCAAGTGGTTTCGTGTCGGCATGAACAGGTCGAACTGGAACGAGCGCACGGCATACTTCATCGTCCACGATTTGACGAAAGAGCAGGGCGCAAAAGTGATGGAGGTGCTGCAAAAACATTTCAAAGTCGAATGGGACGGCAGCGAACACCAGTGCATCAAGATCGAAAGCAAGGAGGTGGTAGCATGATGAGATCAGCAACATTTTACCGCAAACCATCCTCAGTCGACGAGATGCGGCCAAGAACGGCAGAGGAGGCAAAAACACTTTTGCAAGGGGTCGTCAAAAAAGAACTGACGGACGAGGAGATCAAACCAATCGCGGACATACTGACAAGGCAACTGCCTGAGAGTTTGTACGAAATCGTGTACAGGATCGAAGTCAACGAATCGGTGTACGACGACTTTGCAAAGAACTTGCTTTCAGATCGCGGATTCATCAAAGGACACAAGAGCAAGTGCGAACGAAAAGAGGGCGACATTGCAAACTACAAGTGCCTGATGATTTACAACCCGACGCGCGAGTACGCACTAATGGTGGACAGCAGTGGATACAACTACGCGCGATACGTTGCGAAAGTGCCATTGGTGGAAATCGAGAACACAAGCGGCGACCTTGGACAATACGACTTTGAATGGACAACTGCGGACGAGATCATCGCGAACAAAAACAAGCGACAATACTTTCGCGGATGGGGAGTGACGACACTCGCGGACATTTCGGACAACGCAAACGACGACGAATACCGTCAAGCGCACGAGCTGTGGCTCAAACTTAGGGATGCATTCAACGCAGAGGCAAAGCACTACGATCCCGAAACCAACAGCAGCAGACTTGGGTCGATAGGCGACAAGAAAGAACGCGAGGTCATGCGTTCAATGTGGTGGGAAAAGTTAGGCGGCAACAAATACGGCGACTACGACAAACTGACACGAATCATCGAGGCACTGCATTGCGGGGAAAAACTTGCGACAGGCACGATTTCGTTCGGTAGTTAGGAGGGAAAGAAAATGACGGAAAGACAATTGCTTGAAATCATCGCGCCGCTGACACCACATTCGGTGGAGGAACTGGAGGGGCTGATGAAAACGAACTGCGAGCAGGCACACCAAATTCGTGGATTGCTTGCGACAATCAACGCTGCAGAGGAAAATCAAAAGGCGGAACACAGCGAAAAAATCAAAACCGCAAAGAGAATTGCAAAGGAAAAACAAGAGGGTGTCACCGTGTGCAAGTTTTATGACGAGAAAGCAGATGCAACAATAAACATCCTGTTTAGGGACAAACACCCGCAGCACAAAGAACTGAAAGGAAAGCTGAAAGGGGTCACGAACACACAAGAGGCAATGCGAATTATCGACGACTTCATAAAGGAGAAGAACAACAAAAAATAAGAAAGGAAAATGCGAACGACCGAGCAAGCCGCTCGGTTTTTTGTTGCAAAGCGGGAGGCGCAGTGAAAAAAACTAACATCAACAACGACCGTGCAGACCGCGCAATCAAATTCATCAGTTCCCTCAAACACACAAAAGGCGAGTGGCACGGCAAACCGTTCGACTTGTTGCCGTGGCAGGAAAAGATCGTGCGCGACATTTTTGGCACGACCAAAGCGAACGGGTACAGGCAGTACAACACGGCATACGTCGAGATACCAAAGAAACAAGGCAAGTCAGAACTCGCGGCCGCAATCGCATTGTTCCTGACATGCGCGGACGACGAACACGGCGCGGAGGTTTATGGATGCGCGGCGGATCGGCAGCAGGCGTCAATCGTTTTTGACGTCGCGGTAGAGATGATCAAACAATGCCCGCCGCTGATCAGACGAACCAAAATCATGGCGAGCCAAAAGCGGATCGTGTACTTGCCGCTCAATTCGTTTTATCAGGTGCTGAGCGCGGACGCATTCAGCAAACACGGATTGAACGTACATGGCGTCATTTTTGATGAACTTCACGCGCAACCGAACAGGCAACTGTACGACGTCATGCTGCACGGATCGGGGGACGCGCGGCGGCAGCCGTTGTTTTTCTTGATAACGACAGCGGGAACGGATCGCAACAGCATTTGTTTCGAGGTACACCAAAAAGCAAAGGACATACTCGCAGGCAGAAAGAACGACCCGACATTTTACCCCGTGATATACGGAACGGGCGACGACGAGGATTGGACATGCGAAAATGTTTGGTACAAAGCAAACCCCTCGCTCGGAATAACCGTCGACATCGAAAAACTGCAGGCGGCATTCAATACAGCAAAAGACAACCCAGCAGAGGAGAACTTGTTTCGGCAGCTGCGGCTCAACCAATGGGTCAAGTCAAGCATCAGGTGGATGCCAATGGACAAGTGGGACAAGGGTAGCGCGGAGGTAGACAAAGAGGCACTCAAAGGCAGACCGTGCTACGCGGGACTCGACTTGTCAAGCACGACGGACGTCACGGCATTCGTTTTGGTATTCCCGCCGCAGAGCGAGGACGAACCGTACAAAGTGCTGCCGTTTTTTTGGATACCCGCAGAAACGATCAACCTGAGAGTGCGGCGCGATCACGTGCCATACGACACATGGCAGGCGAAAGGACTCGTGTTCACAACCGAGGGCAACGTCATTCACTACGGGCAGATCGAACGATTCATCGAGGAACTTGGCAAGGTTTACGAAATCAGGGAAATCGCGTACGACCGATGGGGTGCGGTGCAGATGGTGCAAAACCTCGAGG